CTTGGAAATTATTCAAGCAGCATCACTATTTAGATGCGAATCTAGCGCGATCAGCGACGTGTTTTGTAGCATTCTTGAACGATAGGGCGGCGGCATTTACGGCGGTCCTTCCCTTTCCTCATCCATCGGCCCCAGCATGGCGCGAGCATCGCACGGTATGCCTGCCTGACTTCCAGGGCGTTGGGATTGGCAATGCGATGAGCGAATTCGTGGCGAGCCTTTACGCGGCCCACAAGCGGTATATTTCCTGCACTTCGCACCCCTCAATGATTCGGCACCGGGGCAAATCACCATTGTGGCGCATCATGCGGCGACCGGGGATGGTGAGCGGGCAGCATGGAAGAACGATCAGCAACGCAAAATCGTTTTCATCCGATATGGCGAAGGGGATTCTAAGAAAAACCAGCTCTACCCGTTTGACCGCTAGCTTTGAATATCGCGGAACAGCCCGACCAATCGAGGCGGTGGGTTTGGGATTGATATACTTGGCTCATTGAACGCCGTTTTTTGAGTAAAAGCGCGATTCACTTTTTCTTCCGTTTCCACTTGGGTTTGCGAGCCGGAAGCTCGGATTTCGGAACCTGAACGAGCAGCCGCGCGAGAGAATCGAACGCCTTAAATCCCTTTGGTTTTTTCATTCGAGTCCCATGAATCCGGCCCCATCTTGGCCGGTCAAAAGTCGGTAGGTAATCCGTCGTCCTGGAACTTGCGCCATCACGGCGGCGAACCGTCCAGCGTCGTCCGTCTTGCGTTGGTTAAATCGGAATACCTCCTCATCGACGTAGCGTTGTAAGTGCATCGGCGAAAGCTGGATATGCGTGCCTTTAATGCACCGCTTGAACGGCGCCCCGAATTTGGCGAAGCCCTTCGGCTTTTTTGGTTTGCTCGCGTCCATGCTGATTCTCCTATTGGACGTGCGCCCAAGTTCGGCCACTCTTGATGTCGGAGATGAGCGATTCGGAAACGCCGTATTCGCGGGCGATCCGCTTTCCTTCGCCCCACTTCCCGAGCCGGGATTTAATGTCTCGTACTTGCGATTCGGTGAGTTGCGCCTCTGCGTTCCGTTCTCCCCGCGCGGTCGTTCCGTGCCGATCTCTGTCGCAAGCATTATCCAGCGGCGTGCCCCATCGCAGATTGTCGATCGCGTTGTTCTTCGGATTGCCGTCGCCGTGCAGGCATTCCAGGCCAGCGGGGCAGGGGCCGGCGAATGCGGACAGAACAAGAATGTGAACCCAGAATGTTTTCTTGACGCCATCTTTCGAGAGGGAGACGTTTAAGTGCCCGCTCGGCATGTCGCCCTGTGCGACGATCCGTTCTCGCACGCGGCAGATTCTCCCCGGCCTTCCTTCGCGGAGGCGCGCAACGCTCTTGATTCTGCCAAGGCTCGAAACCTCATAGCAGTTTTCGTATCCCGAGATTGGCATCCATATTTCGGACATTTAAGCAGCCTCCATTGCGGTGCGGATTTTGTTTCGGAGAGACCACGCCGTCTTCTGTGTGGTTCCGATGAGTTTCCCGAGTTCGGACGTGGAGACGCGGACTTGATTGGCTTCGACCCAAATGGCAACGAACCACGATCCGAGCGGCACGGGGCTTTCGGTGAAGATTGTACCGGACTTCAGGGAGAATTGCTTGCCGCAGTCGCGGCACTGGAGGACGTGGCGTGTGGCGATTTCGCCGATACGGCCACCGTCACACTTTGGACAGACGATCTTGCCGTCGGGCCATTTGATCCGGCGCATGTATCGATTGCAGACCGCTGGATCGGCGAAGTATTGCGCGGCGGAGAGTAGTGAGTTTGGTTGAGTTTCCACGGTCGATTCTCCGAAAGGATGCCGCGCGATCCGGGCCTCATTGCGTTCCGGCCGTCGCCAGAACAGGAGCACCATCGGACCGCGCGGCAAAGGATCATTTTGCAAAATAAACGCGGCGAACAAGGATCGCATTCATGCTTATCGTGCGCTGTCCACCGTAGGAGTGATCTTCATCTTCGGTCACGGAATCGATGAGCATTTCGTATGGACGCCCAATCCTTGTGACCGCGCAAAAGGTGGAACTTACGAGCTTGAGGCCGTCGCCGTAATTCGCGGAAGATATCGCTGGTCGCGGATCGGCGACAGGAGCCGTCATGTGTCCCGTCCCGACACTGATGAGATCACCGATGGCTATATTAGAGGCGAAATCTGCGGTAACGATCTGATATCCCTGGCCCGCAACAGCATCGGCGTAATCTAGGCCACTGATGCCTCTGACTGGCTTGCCAGAGTCAATTCGTCGATACGGAGTGTGGCCAATCTGGATGTATCGCATTGCTTTTCCTTCCGGCTTTCGCCGGTCCTGCAACCTGTCATCCGGTTGCCCGATCCCCACTAGACAGTCCGTATTCTATCGGACATCCGCTAATGTGTCAAATGCCTATTTGTTATTTTTCGCATTTTTCTCGTTTTTGTTTAATCTGCCATTTTGGCGTATGAGCCAAGTATATCAGTCCCATTGCGATTCCTCGTTTATTCTCTGTAGCTCCCGAAGATTGGCCGCTATTAGCTGTTGTTCCTTTTCGATTAACTCTGCGGGGGCAGACAGCAAATTCAGCTCGACCAATCTCCGGAACTTTTCGCCGAGCATCATCAGGAGCGCATCTCTGTCGTGGATTCCGAGCCAGTTGCCGGTCAGATCGCCAGGCGAAGTATCAGTGTCGTATTCTATTTTCACGAATTCTCCAGAAAAAGCCGCCCGCCGCCGGGGGCTGATTTCTCAGACCGCTTGCGGCGGCGCGGCGACGGGCGAAGGCTCATCGGCAGCATCCAGCGATGGATTAGGCGGTCGGAATGCCAGCGGCCCCGTCCTCATACTCCGAACGCTCATCGTCGTCCTGAGCCATCCATTGGCCGAAATCGCCAGTAAATCCCTGATTCGATTTCGCCCACGCGAAAGCCTGCTCCTCGCCCACGACACGACCATGCACCATATCGGCCTGATCGGCGGCATCCTGGAAGCTCGCGTGGGTGCTGTGGGTGGTCCAGCCAGCGATAGCCTTGACTTCGACGGTGTATTTTTGGTTTGCGCTCATCTGAATTCCTTTGCCCTTGCGGGGCTAACTCCAACCTGCCATCCGGTTGGCCGATCTCAGTCGTATGACTGATGAGAGAATAGTATCATGTATTTCGGGTGTGTCAAGTGCCTAAATTGGAATTATTTTAATGTCGTGTTTTTCGCGTAAAAATGAGGTCCGGTGTGTCAAATCAGTCATTACCCAATCTTGCCATCCGGCCATTTGATCCGGCGCATGTAGGCGTTGCACACCGCCGGATCGGCGAAGTATTGCGCGGCCCCAAGTAGTGAGTTTGGTTCGTTCATTTTCATTCTCCCGAAGGAGCCGCGCCGGATGCTCTCTCACAGCCTACGAGCACCGAGCTAATCTTGGCCGAAGCCTAGCTGGTTTCCAGCTTGCGCTGCGGCGCGGCAAGGATTCAGCGTTTCCGGTTTCGTTTTTCCAGTTCGGGCGGCAAAGATGCCCCCTCTGGGCGATACAGGTCCTCTTCGATGGCGTCGATTTCAGCTTGGATTTTTGCTGTTTTCGGGACAATTTTTTCGAGCCGTTTTTTGCGGGCCAATAATTTTCTAGATTCGCTGATCGTCATTCTAGTACCCGATCCTTTTTCGCCGACCATCGGCGATTTCACGGCTGATGCGCCGTGCGATTTTGGCTGTCCTACCGGCGGCGCGAATCGAATCCCGATCCGCATCTAGCCCGTCGATCCGTGTGATGCTGCCGTATTGAGCCTCGACGGTATGCGTCCCATCGAATGCCTCGACAGCGTCGAAATAGGATGCGCCGATCTGTTCTCTGACGATGACCGGCATTCCGAAATAGCCGCGTGTCTGAATGGTGATGGCCATGATTCGTGCTCCTTTTTATTAGCGACCGAATTTTTCGGCGAGGGCTGCGGTGACAGCTTCGGTGAGAATATCTGACGCATCGTCCATTTCGGTTTCGATGATGTCAGAAATTTCCGAGTCGATCTTTTTCGAGAGGATTTCCGCGATACCGTCCACGGCTTCCTTGATCAGCGATTCTGCGACCGCGTTGGCTTTTTTGGCGGAATATTTCCACTCTCCGTCTGCATCGTCTAAGCACGAATGGATGTCCTGCCAGAGCGAAAAACCATATTCCTCATCCCTCGGCTGGTGGATGGAGTACTTTTCTGGGCCGGCGTAGGATGCCTCGGTGATGTCGATGTAGACGCCAGATTTTTCCGCAATGTATTCCGCGCACTGCCTGTACGCTTCAGCAAAATCCTTCGCCTCGGCATCATCGTATTTGCCGATTTGCGACAAATCGAAGTTCGCGTCCAAAATGATGTTTACGCGTAAAAAGTCGCTAATTAACGCAGTCATCTGATTTTCCTTGTGGCTCGACCAAGAAAAACAATCGATCCAAGGCTAATCGAACTTGAAAAACAGGTCGAGAATTATGCCAGAATTGGATGCAGCGATCGGGATATCGGCGATATGCTTGGCGTTGCGCATACCACGATCGCCCGGCGTTATGCACCAATTCTCATAAAAGCCCGATCGGAGTCGAGATCGATGCTCCGTAAATGGCAAATGGACTTGGCCCGTAAGGGGAATGCTACGATGCTGATTTGGCTGGGAAAGAATGTCCTCAAACAAAGCGACAACCCAATATCTTCCGAGAACCCCGAACCAATTGTGGACGAAACGATGGGTTGAACTCCGTCCGCATGAAGAGCAGTTGCGGCTGTGGAATGACCCGGCCCGGTTTAAGATTGTTCCGGCTGGCAGACGGTCAGGCAAAACGGAGTTGGCTAAGCGCCGCCTGGTTGTGGCGTCGATGGTCAGAAAGAACCCGCCGGGCAGATACTTCGCCGCGGCTCCCACCCGCGATCAGGCTAAACGGATTTGGTGGAACGACCTTAAGGCATTACTGCCAAGGGAGTGGAAGCCTCGGATAAGCGAAAGCGACCTGTCGATCACAACCAGCACCGGGGCGCAGCTTTGGGTCATCGGATTAGACAAGCCCCAGCGGATGGAAGGGACACCGTGGGACGGGGGAGTAATTGACGAGTACGCCGACACGAAGGTTGGCACGTTTGATGCGAACATCCGCCCAGCCCTAGCTGACCGCAAGGGGTGGCTTTGGTTCATCGGTGTGCCGGATATGTCGGCACCGGGCCAGATCGAGTATGAGGGCTTCTATCAGGTCGCGGCGACCCATGCCGATCCTGAATGGGCGGCGTTCTCCTGGGCGAGTGCGGATATCCTCCCGGCGGAAGAGGTCGAATCGGCTAAGCGCCGGATGGACCCGCGGCTGTTCGAGCAGGAAATGCTCGGCAAGTTCATCCTGGCCGGCGGTCGCGCGTTCCCTGATTTTGATCCATCAATACACGCAAGCAAGCCGGTTCCCTACGACAAATCGCTCCCGCTCTGCTGGTCGCTCGATTTCAACATCAACCCAATGTGCTCCGGGGTAATTCAGCACCACAAAGGCGAAGTACGGGTGATCCATGAATTCGCGTTGCCGGATACAAAGACCGACACGGCCTGTGACACGTTTTTAGGCGAGGCGCAGCGGCAAGGATGGAATTTGAAGGGGCTTAATGTTTACGGCGATGCAACGGGGGATGCGAGAGACTCCACAAGCGGTATTACAGATTGGTTCATCGTCAAAAACCGGCTAAAGAATGTGGAGGACTTCCGATCAAGGGTGCCGCGCTCGCAGCCGGGGATCAAAGATACCGTGAACGCGGTGAATGCCAAGCTAAAATCTGCGGATGGCATGATCCATGTTGCGATTGATCCATCCTGCCATGGATTGATTACCGATCTTCGATCAGCCTTGGCCGGAACAGACATGGAACCACAGCACCACGTTTCGTGGTTCAGGTACTTTTGCAATGCCGAATTCCCCGTCAACGTCAATCGGCCTCCCGCCAGCGGCGGCATAGGCTTCGCCGCTTCTGGATTGTAACCAATGGCCGAAAACCTTTACACGATGACGGTTCTTCACGGCGACAATACGACGAATCTTTCATCGCTGGATTTGGCCGAGAAACCAAAGAAGTCTGTTGCCGGAGAGCAGACGGGGCCGCAAGTCGATTCCGGGGATAGTTCTGTCGTCAAACGCATTGTGGGCGGCGGCGGGATTATCAGTTCGGCGAGTGCTGAGCCGGTTGGGTTTTCGCCGCCGCCGCCCGGCACATACGAAACTTACGATCTGATTTCGCGTTACCCGACCGTCGCAATGGTCATGCAGGCGGCGCTTGGCCCGATCATCGCAAACGAAGGCGGATTCCAGAAGAAAGAGGATGACGTTCCCGACGAATATCTCGAACTGATCCAGGAATGTTTTGACACGACATGGCCGGACATCGTGCGGGATGGAATGCGGGCGATACCGAATGGGTATGCGCCTTTTGAAGCCATCTTTGAATTCACAGATGGCCGGATCATGCTCAATCCGGACCAGCCGCTCAAGCCGCTTGACCCGCGATTCTGTCAGTTCATTCAGGACAAAAAGAACGGTGCGATACTTGGGATCAAAAACGAAGTGCCTGGATACGACCCGGTTGAATTGCTAGGACCAAAGGCATTCTGGTACTCGAACGATCCGAAGTACGGAAACCCATTCGGCAATCCCCGCCATGAGAACATCCGCAAGGAATGGAGCGAGGCGACGCAGATTCAGGACCGGCTTGCTCGGTATCTGAAAAAGGTTGCCGCGATCATCGTCCAATTACACTACCCGGGTGAAGGCGAGAGCTTCTATTTCGGCGGTGCGAAGTACCCTAACGCATGGATTGCGGATGACATCCTGAAAAGGGCAAGCCGTGGCGATTCGCTGATGTTTCCCAACTTGTTCGCGGCGGAGATTGAGAAAGACCCGTCCAAGGCCGCTGAACTGGCCGGAAAAAGCTCGTGGGTTCTCAGTGCTTTGGAGGTCGGCAAGAGCGACCACGCCGAAGGTTTTATCAAGTCGCTCGAAATGTATGACAAGCTGTTCGTCCGCGGATGGCTCAGGCCAGAGCGGTCGGTGTTGGAAGCGCAACATGGTTCGCGGGCAGACTCGCAGACGCACAGCGATATCGGGATCATCGACTCGGAAACGATCAGTCGTGATTTTGCCCGTGCAGTCAATCGTCGTCTGGTTGACCTGATTTTGATGCTCAATTTCGGCCCGAAGGCACGCGGCACCGTGTTCTACGTCCCGAAGCCGATCAGCAACGATACCGCTGCATCTTGGGATAAGATCATCACGGCAGGCATGGGCGCACAGACTGTCGGCCCGGCGCTGGCCCAGGTTGTGGACTGGATTGAGATGTTCGAGGAGCAGGGCATCCCGATTCGTGCGGCGATTCAGGAACAGGTTGAGAAGACGGGCATCGACGGCATCATCGCAGCCCAGCAAAAGGCCGCTGCTGCATTGGGTATGCAAACCCAACAGAAGCCGGGCAAGAAGCCGAGCGACAACGACCAGCAGAATATGAGCAAGATCGTTTCTGGGTACGCCTGGCAGCGAAGGATCGAACGGCAACGGGTTGCGGCGTTCGCGGACGAAAGGTGAGGAAGCACTATGGAAAACGAGCACAAGCTCAAGGGGTTTGCGTATGCAGAATCTGTTCTACCAGCAGTATTTGAGTCGCGCGAGACAATTGCACGGCGGATATTGGAAGCCGCAAGTCGCAATGTCAGAGTTCCGTATGGTTTTATTTGGTCCGAACAGCCTATAGATGGCGTCGGATTTCATCTTTCCGGTCCGTCAATGGCAACTTCGTGACTCTCACCGCCGATCCACCTTCGACCGAAACCCGTGAGTCGCTCCCGATCAACGGAAAGCCCAACGACGACGACAAGTGGTGGGCCGCATTCCTCCTGATCGATGACAACGACGTTGCCCGCGCCGATGCGTACTGGCAACGCCACGCAAGCCCGATGTTCAATGGGCTGCTATCTGGGCAGGATTTTTACTTTGATGAGCAGGAACAGCAATACTACCGGAAAAATGGCCGCGCCGTTGACGAGGATGAAATTCGCTGGCTGTTCCTGGCCTTCCTGACCGCCGCTGGCGATGAGATGGAGATGGAGGCGGCAAAGATGGCCGGTGGGGAAATGCCGCTGGCAGACTGGCAATGGCAACAGGCGGCGGCGGTAAAGGATTTATACATCGCATCGGACGCGCTGGGGGTTGGTGGTATTGATGGATTGACCGAAACGGACTTGCAGGACGTGGAAGGGGTCGTCGGCGAAAGTGGGTTGGCTGATGCGTTAGTGCGGCTCAGGCGATTCGGAAATCAGATTGAGGAGAGCGGGGAAACGGCGGGGACGGCGAAGCAGATTGTGCATCGCGCCGGGCAGTATGCTTTGCCAGCCCATACGATTCAAGAAGAGGCAAGACGTGCATCGCACATTCGCGCACGGGATGGGGATGGCAAGTTAATCAGGTGGCAGGAGTTGAACGTCCTGACTCCAGCAGATCATTGCAACGACGGTGAATTCACGGTCGGATGCTGGGAATGTACACAAGCGGGGTGGCAGGACATCGGCACGCTTCCAAGCCCCGGCCTGCGCACCTGCAACGTCCACTGCAAGTGTTATCTGCGCTATCGGCTCATTCCACCCACAGACGCGATTCTGAATGACCCTCACCGGCCGGATCACAATTGACGAACGCAAATCGATGATTTGTGGGTGTGGGAAATCCGTTTCAATCCTTCTTGGGATTACGGACGGGAAAAGCGTTACCGATGTGTGCTGCTGGTGTGGCCGGAGGAAAACCCGGACCACGCATTTAAGGGTCTCCGACGCCGCGAGCGTTTTCACGGTCAATCTCATCAACGAAACAATCGTCGCTTCAAGAGGTAGGACATGAATCACCGTTATGGCAATTTCGACCGTTGGACGGATGCTTGCCGATGTTTCCTTGGCATATTGCAGGATATTGGTCCGGAGAAAAGGATCGACCCAATTGGAATAGCTATCGGCCTGGTTGGCCGATTATATCTCGCGGTTGATTTGGTCGATCAGTTCAGGATGCGCGGGGTAATTAACATATCAAAACCAATGATGGAAGAAGGATATTGGACGGGCCGCAACTATGGGGATCCATCTATCGACGAGCCGCTGCAAGCCACCGCCTGATTAGCCATAAAATAAAACAAACAACCGACCCGCCAACCCGGTGAAAGTTCTCCCATGGAAACAACCCCACAAAACCCAATCAAGGAATTAGACGGACACCAGTTCATGTCGCTGGCCGGCGGGTACGTCGCATTCCCCGCAAGCCAAGTTGCCGGGTTCCCGAAAGACATCGGCGGCGTCCCGTGCTTCTACTATTTCAAGGATGTCATCGCACCAGGAACATTCCCCGGCTGGTCTTGGAATTCATCGGGGCAGAAGGTTACCGACCCGCTCACGGCAACGCCGGAATTGATCGAGCAGTGGAAGTCAAAGGGCGACCAAATGCTGAGCGATGGGGTGCCGATACCTATCGTCTGCGATCACGATCTGTCGGCAAAGCAAGTACTAGGTAACGTCGTCGGGTTCAAACTCGACCCGACAAACCACACGCTTTACGAGCTCTGCCAGTTCATCGGCGAAGACGCCCGCGACGTTGCAATGCGGAACAAAGTTAGCATCGGCCGCAACAAGCGGTACGTCGATGCGAATGGAAAGAATTGGGGGGATTGCCTGGTGCATCTTGGCGTCGTGCCCATCCCCGCATTCCAGGATCAAGGGCCATACTTACAAGCCGCCTCTCGCGCCTCAACCGATGCCGCGCGTGCAGACGCAACTACAAACGCATCGGCATCGGAATCTCAAACCAACAGGAGCCATCCAATGGATAGCATCCCAGCAACCGAAGAGAACATGAGCGCTTTGCGCGGTCATGCTCATCTTCAAATGAAGGACGTTCCCAATGAAAAGGCCGTCGAGCACCTGAGCAAGTTTCACACGGCGCACGCGCAGCACCTTTCGCAGATGTGCAGCTTCTTCCCGGGCGGTTCAAACTGCCCCCCGGAAGAAGTGATGCCACGCGCGGTTCAACACTTGAGCACGCTAAAGGACGTGAGCAAGAAACTCGGTATCAGCCACATGAGCGCAGGTCCGGAAGGAACGGCCCAACTGATGTCGATTATCGACGGCATGGCGACATCGAAGGCGACCATCGAGACGAAGGATAATGAGATTCGCAGCCGCGATTCTCAGATTCAAAACCTCAGCGCTCGCGTCGTCAAAGACCTGGACCCGGATTCAGAAGAACTGGTTGTCGGCTCGCTTTCGAGCCAGTTTGATGGCCTACTCAACTGCGGAATCGCTCCGCACGTCATCACGGCCCTGAAAAAGCTGGTGATTCATGATGGGAAAAAGGGCAACACGATCATGTTGTCCAAGGCGTCCGCGTTCGGCAACAAGGCACCGGCGCTGGCGTTGCTTGAGATTCTCCAGACGCAGGCGGGATATGTTGCCCCCAAGAACGGAGAATTATCCCCACATCAAACCCAACTGCTTTCCCGGCAAGTCCCGGATCAGACGGGGCCGACCGCCGAAGAAACCGCCGCCGCCGGGAAGATTCTCGATTCGGCGATGGGTATCAAGCCCGCAGCGGCATAACTCTCTATTCTCATCACGTTTCTAACCCCCAAGAGGTAATTCCATGATTGGAAATCAACAAGGCACGCCCGGAGCGGGAAACCCCGTGTGGTCAACTCCCCGGCAGGCCCTTTATCAGCGCGTCGATGGACTATCCGAATTTCCGCTGCCGATCGTCATTGACGGAACAAAGGTTTACAACACCCTCAATGGCCCATTCCCCTGGCTACTCTACGCCGGCACATTGATCGGCAAGGTCACGGCCACGGGCCTGTACGCCCCATCGATCATCGGTGCCGTCACGACCGCCTATACATCCGGCGGCACAACCCTGGCCGTTGCTCCCGCAGTAGCTACGGCCATCGCCAATCGCATCGGGCAAAGCGGCACGTTCAAGACGCAAGGACCTCCAAGTGTCGCCGGAACGGATACGACGATTACGACTACCTTTAGCGCGGTCAATCAGACCACGGGAGCGCTTACGGTTACGAGTCTCGGCGCAAACGTCGTCAGCGGTTCGCTGATTAAGCCGACAGACGGCAGCGAAACCCCGTTGATGGTGGTTTGCGATATCACCGGCGTCAAAACGACCGATTACACCAACATCAACACCATCAACAACTATGTGGTCCGTGCCGCAGTCGGCGGAATTCTTAACACCAATATGATCCCCTTCTATCCAGGTGCCGACGCCAGCACCCGCGCGGCCATTGCAGCACTCACCCAACTGCGAGGATTCTACTTCTCTGACCAATACGGATTCTGATCCCCGCGTCCTTTTTACCCTTTTCGTTTTCCCAACAATTCAAACACCGTAAGAGGTAGCTATCATGGCTTCACCTGGATTTTTCGACATTCAATCTGTGCTCGGAGTTCCCCAGCTCCAGCCCCGCATCAAAGCCCGCGCGTCAAGCACACCACGCCCGCTTCCAAATTCGTTTTACGAATCAAAACCGTCCGATGTGGTGATTCGCAACAACGGAATGGCACGTCGTACCTATGGACAGCAGCAAGGCGCTGCGATTACCGGTTATGGCTCGGCGGCCAGAACTGGCAATCAAGTGGCGACGCAAATGGTGCCCATCGTCACGGTCCATACTTTCGAGAAACTCGAAATCAAGATGACCGATTACGTCGGCTTGCTTGAACCGGATTCCAGCGGATCGATCTTGCAGGTTGATGAAACCGGAATCAACTACATCGGCGAGCAAATCGCCGAATTCCAGTCCAAGTTTCTCACTACACGCAATACCATCACCGGTCTCACTCTCGTTCAGGATGCCGTGTATGTCGCGCAGAATGGGTCGATCCTTCCGACTTCATCCGGTTCGATGTACACCATTTCGTCTGGCGTGGCCGCGAGTCATCAGGGACAGCTCAACAACGGAACGTCAAGCATCATCAGCACGCCGTGGTCCGATGCTAACGCGGACATCCCGAAACAGATTCTTTCTCTCCGCCAACGGGCGGCGCAAGACTTCGCGGGCGATGGTCCGAACATCGAATATGCGATCTACGGGAAGAACGTCCCGAGCTACTTGTTCAATAACCCATATCTCGTGAAGTATCTGCAATTCAATGAAGCGCAGAACATTGCGTATATCGCAAACGGAAAGATTCCAGATCAGAAAATGGTGGGAATCCAGTGGATCGACGCATCTACGATGTTCTTCCGCAGTGGTGCTGGTTCCGGCGCATTCGATGCGAATTCGCTTTTGTCGGCGACAAACACGACTGGCATTCAAGCCCCCGGCGACGGGACGCCGAATCTCATCGTCGGCGACGATCAGGTTATCTTCTGCCCTGACCCCGCCAAGGTGCCGTGGTTCAAGACCATCGAAGGACACTACCCGGTCCCACAAAAGATGCTGGCGGCGAATTCCCCGATGGAAATGCTCAACTCCACCAAGCTGACACGTGGCATGTTCGCCTATGCAGGCGTGAGCCTGAACCCGCTCGGCATTGACATTTACATGGGAGATAACTTCTACCCCTTTATTGCGATGCCAAACGCGATTTACCAAAGTACCGTTGTGTACGCAAGTTGAGTGTTTTAAATGACTTATGGCATTTCTTGCTGGCCGAGAAAACCGCAGTTCCGGTACTCGGCCAGCAAGGATTGCTGATCTGGATGTTGGAAGGAGAAAGAGGAATTCTAAAATAGTCCGGTGTTTCTTTGATGTGTTACAAGGAAGGCACGCCGGAACAATGTTGTAAATGTCGATGACTCCGCCATTGCTCTTCGGGATTAGGTGGTCCTTTGTCATTCTTCCGGAGGCTCCGCAATAAATGCTCGCCCCCACCCAAAAATCAAACGACACGATCCAACTGATCGTTACCCGTTCGTGTTCGTTGCTGACGTGCTCGAATTGCACTCAACTTTTGCCATTTCGCAAAGACGTGGCGCACATGAGCATTGACGTGTTTCGTTTGGCGTTGCGTTCTCTCGAAGGCTGGCCGGGCATCCGCGGCGTGTTCGGTGGAAATCCGACAAACCATCCACGGTTCGCCGATCTGTGCCAAGTGCTGATTGAGGAAGTCCCCGACCAGCGCCAACGGGGGTTGTGGTGCAATGATTTATTGAAGCACGGCCAGATCGTACGCGACACGTTCTACCCGCTTGGCCGGTTCAACATGAATGCCCATGCTGATGAAGCGGCGGCGGCGGAAATCGACCGCTGGCTACCGGGCAAGCTGATCGCGTCGAGCCGGAATAATGCGGCATGGCACTCGCCGATCCTGATGAACCACGCAGACTACGGCATCGGATACGATGAGTGGGTTGGGATGCGTGAGAAGTGCGACATCAACCAGCGGTGGAGTTCCGCGATTGCCGAGCGCGACGGTAAGCCTTACGCCTATTTCTGTGAAGTCGGAGCTGCGTTGGACGGGATTCGCGGGGAGAATCATGGGATCGAAGCTGTTCCCGGCTGGTGGAAATTCGGGATGGATCATTTCGCAGGACAAGTCAAAGGGTGTTGTGACCGGGGTTGCGGCGTGCCTTTGAAGCTGAAAGGTCATCTCGACCGCGACGATACTTACGATGTTTCGCCTTCGTTCGTGCCGTTTACGGTGAAGGGAAAGAACGTGACGATTGCGAATCATGAGACGCTGCCGGGCGAGCATGTTCAACAGCCGACTGACTACCTTAGACTTAGAACGCCGGTTTCGGTATAATGCGGGGATGAGCAATAAAACAACCATCCCTCCGCATATCGTATCTGGACTCAAGAGGATAATGGAGCGACCGAATGCGAAGGCCGGTGATATGCTTTCGCTAGCCAAGGGTCCAAGCCCCAGCGCTAAACTGATGGAATTGCTCAATCGGCCGGCACCCAAGCAATGACCAAGCTCGTCCTCGCCAACCGCGACTATCTCAGTGGCCCAGGATATGGCCACATGACCGATGAAGGCGAGCAACTTCAATCCTCATTGGCGCACGCGGGTTGGATTCTCGCTGGCTTCGGATATGGCGACGGATGCACGGATGTTCCAACACTGATCGAACGTTACAAACCGAGCATCATATTTATTCAGGATAGTAGGGACTGGTTGCGAAGCTCCCCCGGCTGCTACAACCCCGCCGTTGAGTTCAAGAACTGGCAATGCCTAAAGTCGCATCCAGAGATCGTCAAGGCGATGCCAGTCAAGGACGCCGGCACGTCCCAGGAGTTCCAGCGTCAGTTTGCGGAAGCCATCGGGTTGAATGCAGCGGTGATTTACTATCACGAGCGGAGCGTTACGGCCCCGCAATGCTCGCCGTGGCTCAAGAATTACAAGCTGGTCCGGCACTACCACACTGTTGACGCGGAGTACATCCGCACGCTTGATTTGACGGGGCCGCGAAAGCGATGTCTTGTGAGTGGCGCGGTGAGTGGATTTTATCCGCTTCGGCAGCGATGCTTTCAGAACGCGGCGGCACTGGGATGCGACGCGCTGAAACATCCCGGGTATGGGAACAAAGGATCGGCAACGCCGGGATTTCTCAAGACGCTTGCGGGGTACAAGGTGAGCATTTGCACGGCGTCTCGGTACAACTTCGCATTGCGGAAGATCATTGAATCTGTGGCGTGTGGGTGTCGGGTGATAAGCGACCTCAGTGAATCGCTGCCGTCGATCATTTCTGATGCGATCTTCCGGTTGCCTCCAGAGGCCCCATTTGGCACCATTCAACAGGCGATTTATGTTGCCGACAAGACGTGGAATTACGAATTGGCGGCGGCGGACAGTATGGCCGCTCTCAACTTCTACGATTACAAGATTCGCGGGGCGGCGTTGTCGAGGGAACTGGAGGCACTGTGTCGGTAGCCGACCCCGCCGCCTCTTACGCCATCGCATGGTGGAAGGATCGCCACGACAAAGGCTACTTCCCGACGATGGAGTGTCACCTGAATTGGAAGGTGTATGACGAAGCTCCGGGATACCTGATCGAACACGTTGCCCCGACAAAGGCGGACGATGTTTTGGAAGTCGGGTGTGGTTATGGTCAGTGGGTTCACCCGGTATCTAGGCTGGTTCGTTCAATCGTCGGTATCGACATCCACCAAATCCTGATCGACAAATCGGTTGAGAAGCTCGCCGATTGCCCAAATGCCCGTTGCGTTCTTTCGGATGGTCTGACGATACCATTTGCCGACGAAAGTTTCTCGCTCGTCTATTCAATCTCTGTTTTCCAGCACATGCCGCGTTCGATTGTATTGGGGTACTTCAAAGAGATTGCGCGGGTGATGAATCCGGACGGCCGGGCGCTCCTGCACTTTCGATTTGCCGATGGCATCGGCGAGTATTCGCAGGACATCACGGCGAACCACAAGGGAGACTGGTCAACAGGGTGGACGGAAGATGAGGCGATGGATGCGGCAAGATCGGTAGGATGGAGCGCAAAGGCCGTGATTCGTGATTACTCGATGCTGCTGATTGCGAAGCGTGCCGCGTGAGCCTCGACGTGTGGAGTTATTGGTCTGGACCGCAACCAGATTGGATCGGCTGGTGCCTTGACAGCATTAAGCGGTGCTGCAAGAAATCCACGTTCCACCTGATAACCCCAGGCAACGCGGACGAATTCGCGCCGGACTCGATCCTCAATCCACGATGGAGAACTATCGAGCCCGGTATCGCCACAGATTGTCTGCGTGCTGCCCTGCTGGCCGAGCACGGTGGAGTGTGGATTGATGCGGACACCGTCTGCCTTTGCGATCCAATCAAATTGGTGGAAACGTATTCACCTTCGCAGGCGGTTTACACAACATGGCCGAGCAAGCCAGATCGTGTAGTCGCTGGGTACTTCTACGCTCCCAAGGGGCATCGGGTAGCGCGGGAATGGCTCACGTCGATCAACGCGGCACTTGAAAACTCTGAAAACATCGGCTGGATGGACCTTGGCGAGCGGATGCTAACGCCGATCATCCGCCGCTCGCCGTCGCCGGAAGAGACGTGGGAAATGGCCCGTGAAACCTTCCTGCCGTTGAATGTCGCGGATGACCCGGAGCGAATGTTCAAGGAAAGCGGGTGGCGGGATTTCACAACGCCGCAGACGATTGGTTTTGGGTTGAATCATTCGTGGATGATGAAGAATCACTACCTTGAAATGACGATGACCGCTGAGGGGATGCGAAATACCGGAGTGATGATCCACCGGCTGTTGATGGATAATCGCGCGTGAAAGTTTCTGGCCTGACGGTTTCGGTTGACTACGCCGATCACCTTGCGGCTAACCTTGCGAATTGGCTGCGTGGACTTGATTCTCTGATTGTGGTCACGACGCCGAAGGATAAAGAGACGATCCGGCTATGTGCGGGCATCCCCAAGATCAGGACGTTTGCAACCGATGTGTTCTATGCGGGCGGCGCGCATTTCAACAAAGGTGCCGCTATCGCAGCGGCGGCAGACTGTTTTGGGTTCCCGTCCGCCGATTGGAATTTGCTTCTTGACGCCGATATCACGCTGCCCGAAAACTGGATTGAGCAAGTAGAATCCGAATCGCCCGCGTCAGGAACGCTGTACGGGGCGCGTCGATACCGGGAAACCGGCGAGGTCATGCCAGATCAAACGCCGGCGGGGTATTTCCTACTATTCCATGGCTCGGACCCGGCCGCACAAGTCAAGCCGTTCACGGATGCGCAATGGACGCACGCCGGGATTTACGATTCGATGTTCCTGAACCGCTGGCTGGGAAAAACGGCATGGCTGCCATTGGCGGTGAAACATTCTGGCGAGGATGGGGTGAATTGGTGCGGTCGGGGCAACGTCGATGCCATGAAGGAATTGCGGGCCGAGCGGGTACGGCGGCATGGGACTTATTCACATGAGGTGATTGATATGGGCCGGAAAAAACTGGAAACGCAGTCGAATCGAGGAGCAAGCGACGGGCAATCGACAGGTAATCGAGGAGTAAGCGTAGCGGAACCCGCTGAAAGCGTGCCAGAGACGCCCGGATTGCCCATTCCCACAGCGATCCATAACGATCCGCCCCTTGCTGTCACGGAATGGCCTGTTTACCGCGTCGATATCCGGCCTGACCTATCCATCCTCATTCCATCGCTTCGTATGCGGGGGGCACTCTTGGCGAGGCTACAGGAAAGATTACGTTCCCAGCTTGTTCAAGCCGTTGAGGTGATGGTTTTGCTCAACAATGGCGAGGAAATGATCGGGGCGCTCCGTAACCGGCTGCTGGATGCGGCGAGGGGACGATATGTGGTGTTTATCGATGATGACGACCTTGTAGCCCACGATTATGTGCCAAAGATTCTCAAGGCCATCCAATCATCCCCCGACTGTGTTTGCTTCGATGTAGCGAGATACATGGATGGCCGGTTGATTGGGCTGGCGAAGCACTCCCTGGAATTCACGGACAATTCGACCCGGCAAAAGGGGAGTGCCTGGACGGATTATGACCGCCTCCCAAACCACCTAAACGCGATCAGGGCTGATCTTGCCCGGCAGGCTCGGTTTCCGAATGTCCCGGTTGGCGAGGACATCGCGTATGGCCGGCGATTGAAGTTGCTGCTGAAAACACAAGTGCGGCTGGAAGAAGTCTTGTATGAGTATAGATGGGGCGGTTGCTAATATTCATTTAGATGTGAGCATCTTTGCAATCGCCCGCCTGATCAATTCGGAAATCGGTGCTCCGGTTTCTTCCGATATGCGCTTGAGCTTGGCCAACTGATCCGGCGGAATGCTGATTGATATGCGTGTCATGGCATCACCTTATCCTGTTTCGTGTGGATTTCAATCCGTATTTTTTCCCAGTTCTTTCCTTCTGGATAACGAGCAGCGCCGCGAATTTGCAAAACACCCTGAACCGCCATCGCCATAATGTTTCTGGCTCCTATCCACTCTCGATTTGGCGGAATATTCCTCTGTTTCACGTTTGGGTGCTTGTATATAGCGTGATACATCTGCGTTCTTGACAAAAGATGCGGATCGATTTCAGAAATGATCCTATGCAAAATGGATGCCCTGTCGTGCCACTCCCCGTCCGAAAGCATCTGTCGAATCATTCGAAGGGCTTCACGCCTGGCTTCGTTTGCAGATATCCTTAAGTTTTCCACACAGTCGATCGATTCGGTTGATGAAATCGATCTTTTCTCCTTTTTCCGTGACTCCCCACTGATTGATGGTTCTGACATTGCAGTGCTTCTCCAATGAGGTTATGGCGATTTTAACACCCGTGGCAACGCTTCTTTTCCTTGGAGATGATTGATCTTGCTGTTTGAGGCCAAACCCCTTTTCGCATTCGGCGACAACGGCAATTTGCTGAGACTCTGTTCGCGCGCTGCGAATGTTCTGTGCGAAAGAGGAAATTTCGTCCGAGGTCATTCTCGCCCTCATTGCCAAGCGAATCGCCGGGACCACGACATTGGGATTTTTTAATCCGGAAAACAAAACAAGATGCGTTTTCGGGATTTTGTCCGTCTGGACGCCGGCGAGAGACATTTCCTTGGCGAACTCGGAGACCCGGATTTCTTTCTTCAAAAGCGCGATGGGAAGAGAAAAGACATCGCTTGATTTTTCTACCGTCATGCCTTTTTCAATTGATTTAAGAGCTAGACGAACTCGATCTTCTCGACTCTGCTGGCGCATCGGGGCATTAAGGGCAGCGGGGAGCGAATAAAGAACTACCTCATCGGTGCTTTGAATGACGTAGGCCGAAATCGCCGTTTCCTCATTTTCCTTAGCCGCCAAGCATCGGTGATTTCCAGAGAATACGACATGATTTCCCTTGGAGGTTAGCCGAAGGACCGGGCGCGGTATTGAATCTCCGTCGGCCATCGCAAGGGACAAATCTGCTACGTGTTCGCTGGCAATCGGATTGTCAAGGCGAGCACCGTTTTTCTTGCTCGTGTCCCAGTCAATTGCTCCCATGGCGACATCGCACACGATAGGCGTAACGCCAAACTTCTTCATCGTTTGTTCGGCAAAAGCGTCTGGTATCCATTTCATGGCGATTCTCCTTTGTTAATAACCGCCGTAAGGCACATGGAGTGTATAGGTATCAGGTGAATAACTTGCCGTCAAGTGATTAAGCCTATAATTTTATGTCAGTCGCAGTCTCTGGCCTATCCATCCTCTTCCAACCCGACCTGAGCACCTTCGATCTAGCGATGGACCGGCTCGCATCCGTGCTGGACGAAGGCACAGGCGAACCGAGCATCAAGGCCGGATTTCAAGACTCAGCGAACGTTTATCTAGGTTACATCCGGCAGCGATACCGCTCAGCCGAGTTCACGCCGCCGGTGCCGTGGCAGGACATAGCGCCAGCAACGAAATACAACCGACTGCGGAAACTGGTCGGCGGGTTCAAGAGGACAAAGGGCGTAACAAAACTGTCGCGGATTGCATCGGCCCCGCAATTGCCGATTTTGTATGACACCGGCAGTTTGTATTCCAGCTTCGTTCCGGGCGAGCCGGGCTATTCCGAGTTCTGGTGGCCGGATGGGATCTCGATGGGAAGTTCTGTTTTCTACGCCCGCTACCATCAGGACGGGACACCGTTCATGCCCGCTCGCCCGATTCTGGTTTTACCGGACACTGACACACTTGACCGGATGGGGCGCGGGATTGCGATTGGGCTACAGGAAGCTTTTTCATCTGCCTTAGCATGACCCTCCCTGATTACAACATCACAGACCCATTCACGGTCATTTATGAGCAGATTCGCACGATCATCATGGGGGATCGCGTGCTCGGCCCGTTGCTTTCGGCGATCAAGTTCAAGGACTTGGCCGATGTCGCTTTTCAGCAATTGATTTCGACGCCTTCAACAAACTACGCGGACACGCCGCAGGTTTATTTGGTACAGGGGAAGCGCAAGATTTCTCCCTTCGGCTGGAACAGCAAGATCGCATCTTGGATTCAGACTTACCCGCTTATCGCAACCCACTTCGATCAACGACTTGTGGATACGAAGCTCGGAACGAACCCCTTCAAGTGGCGGCTGATGACGTGCCTGAATACCGCCGGGCCGCAACTTGGATTAAACGGGTTGGTTTACGGATTCAACGACGACGACGGGGTTGACGATATTTTCGGCCACCAAGAATTCAAGCAATTTCAGGATCGGTGGATGACGGTGGATAACATTCAAGTGACGGCCTACGTTTCACGCGACACGATCGCGGCAGGATCATAAATGACATCAACCATCTCTAGTTCGGTAATGCAGGCGAGTTTCTCAACAATACTCGCGCCGAACAATCCGTCTCTGCCGGCAACAATCCCTATTTCTTCCGTTGCCCAAAGCAAGCCAGGCGCTGGGACGGGCGCTGGTAATGCTGACGGAGTTTCGGTCCTCACGGGAAGCGTGACAACTGGAACCCCTGTTGTCATCAATCTCACGGCGCTCAAGTTTCCGGTTGGCGATGCGATTACCGCCGCTTATCTGGCCGGATTGACAATCCAAAACACCAGCCCATCGGGCGGCACACTCACTTACGGCGGTGGCACGTACCCGGTCATTGCGGCCGGTGTCCCGCTCGGCCCGCTGGACGGTTTTATGCAAAGTTTCAATGGCAATCCGCAGATCATTACCGGTGGAAGTACGAACAATCTCACGCTCGCCGCCAGCGCCGGGACGATCAATTACTACATAACTATTTTCACGCGGTCAACCTGATCGCATTCTCTTCACACAACTAGGAGTCCAAATGCCTATCGTAAATGGCGTCGATCTTCGTTCCGGTATCAACGGCACGGCCTTACTCAACGGAACCGAACAACTGCCCATCATTTCATGGAGTTTCCCCGATACCACCAAGGTCGTTGACTTTGAAAACTCGAAATCCGGCGGCACGACAATCGAAGCGGGAACATTCCTGAACGTCGATTTCACAATCGTCTTTGACGCGGACTTCGCAAACAACCCGCTCAAGGCGCCGTCCGGACTCATTGCCGGGGCAATCCTGACTAATATTAAATTGTTGGCAGATCGCACTAGCACCCTTGGGTACTTTATTTATAACGCGCTTGTGAAGAGCGTGCCCGTTTCGGTGAACGTTTCTGGCAAGATCGGCATGTCCGTACGCTGCCATGCCAACGCCTACGCTCTTGCCAGCTAACCAATTTGAAAGGACTCCATGGCTGACAATACAGACCTGATCGGTGCAACACGCACAGATGTAATCCCCGGATACACGATTGTCCGGCGTGACATCGAACAGACAATCGAGCTTGAGCAATACCTCGCCGCGATGCACCGCCGCGGGGTACTTGTTTCTGCGGCGGGATTGACGCCGGCGCAAGAGAACAAGGCGATGCAGCACGCGGATGCTACCGTTGCCGCGGGGCTGTTCTCCAGTCGCTCGCCGTTTTTTGATGAGGCGATCAAGCGGGAAACGACCGTGCCGTTTTTGCTTTGGATCAATCTCAAGGTGAGCCGCCCCACGCTCACCTTCGATGAAACCAAAACGCTCCTGTCTCAGCAGACGGAAGGAAAATTGACTGACAGCCCGAAGTTTTGGGACATCCGAAAGGCGCTGCTCGAAGCGTGGGGATATGAATTCAAGTCCTCAAAAAACGTCTTGACCCCGCAAATTGGAGCGGGGAATTCACAGACTGGGAATCCATCTTCCGATTCCTCCGCCGCAAGCGCGGACTTAGCTACGACCAAATCAAACGACTCACCATGAGTCAGTTATCGATCGAACTGTTTGAAGCTGATCGACCCGCTACCGAAACCGAGATTAAGCAGCGGCAGGAAGATCGGATGGAGAAATTGTTCGACGGGATTTGCGAGAAGTACAACCTGTCGAAACGGCTGCTCGCCATCCAGCCGTTGCAGTTGCTCAAACAGTGGCTCGAAGAAGTCATTGGACCGGGCGTGTTGATCGAGCGGATTCCGGCGATGCTGGATGAGTATAAGAATAGTCAGTAGGCGAATGGAATCGTTTCAACTTCGTGGAGGATCATCCAAAGGCAGAAGATGATTCCGACGATCACCCCCAGCACAATCAACACGCGGGAAATCACGGCGTCTGTATTTTTCTTCAGTGTTAGGTCGCTATTAAGTCTTGCTTGGCACCGTGAGCAAACCACCTGATCGTTGAAGATGTTGGCCGTTTCGAGTTTTCCAATCTCGCTATCACAGTTGGCGCATCTTTCCGCAATCATAAAACCTTCGTTCTGGTAGGTATGTTATGTCTTCGGCCGATATAAGTGTGTTCACTAACCTGCTTCTGGTCAAGGACCAATTGCTCGCGGGCCTCGCCGAGACGAAAGAGAACCTGCGCGATTGGGGAAACGATGTCGGCGCAAACCCAATTATGATCGGGTTCAACGCGGACCTGACAACGTTGCAGGCGGCGATAGACGGATTCAGGGATGCCCAGGAGGCCGAGCCTATCGTCATACCCATAATCCTTGATGCGCAGAACGCAATGAATGCGGTAGCGATGCTGCGGAATACGCTTTCCGAGGGAGGGATGAACATCGGCGGAAGCGGCGGGGTTGCGAGTGTTGCCGCGAATGTTGGGGCGGCTTCCGCGGTCCAAGCGGTATCTAGCGGCAGTGGCGAAGCGGCTTATGGGGCGCTGTTTGCCGGACCCGGAAATTTTGGCTCGCCGCCTGGCGATCAAGGCCAGTTTAAGTTTGGTCCGGATGCGCCAGACACCGGATTGACTAATTGGGGGCCTGGAAAAGAGTACATGCAGGCGATGGAGCAGGCGCAGTATGGACCCGCGGATGAATTTTCCGGCTTGGGAAGCGCCGATTTTGCGGCAGATGGGGGCGCCGGATCATCGTATGGCTCTCTCGGCTCGCCGATGGATTCTGGAACATCCGGCGGCGGGGGGCGCGGCGGTGGAATGATGGGAATGCGCAAGATTTTCATGGGGGTTCTTGCGGCAAGGGCTGGGGTTGCCGATGCGGAAGCAGGCGGAAACCTTTTAGGGGAAATTGCGGATTATAAATCAAATCCGCAAGGCGCAGAGGCGTTCCGCAGAGCGGGCGAAAAGGACATTCAGGAAATCCCAATTTTAGGGAAAACGATCAGCGAAGTTGGGGAAATGCCAAATCGTCTTTTGTCGGCACTTGATAACTGGTCTTATGGATCGACCAGGAAGGGAGGATACGGGAATAACTTCGAATCTGATCTTGCCTACGGTGAACGCGTAGAAAAAGAAGCGACGGCAGAGGATCGTGACACCAAGGAAATGCACCGGGAAGCTGGCCGCCGACTTCATAAAGAGGAAAGTCTATACGCGGAATCCGCCCACAACAGATACGAAACCGGCATGGAAGGAATGGGCGCCGGTGGCAGGGCTGACTATATGCAAAAACACGGCATGGAGGATATCGACGCAGAATTCAAGGGCGATCAATATCACATGAAGGCCGGTGGACCCCTTACCGCCGCCGCCGCCGAGTTGCGCCAGACTAAAATCGACAGGCTTAACACGGACATCTCCGAGGATAAAAAGAAAGAGGCGATGTCGATTGAGCGCGTGCAGGATGAGGACGCCGCGCCCGCCCGAAATGACAAGGAGCGGATGGATGAATACCGAAGGAAGCTCGATCTGAAACAAGACACGCTTGGGCTGGCCGGGGACTCGCAGGCGGTCGAGCAATTAAGGAAAGATCGCCCCCGACTCGAAAAAGAGGAGCAGGACAAGCTAAATCGAGAATCGGGATTGTCTAATGCGGAATCCGCTGATCGTGTATCGGATATCGGCGCACAGGCCGCAGAAGCCACGATACGATCCAAGGGTGAACTTTACGAAGCGGACACGCTCGCGTTCAATCAGTCTCAGGAAGATCAATTGAAGAAACTTCACGAACGGTACGATGCTGAAACCGACGAGGCTAAGAAGGCGAATATCGCTAAGGAAATCACCGCAACCGAAGCGGCGCAGGTCGTTGAAAAAGAGGCCCGTGAAGTTGCCCATAAAGCAGCCGACGTTTCAAGTTCCCAGGAGATCAACCAGCGGACCCGGCAGGCGCAGTATGGCGCGGCTGGTGATAGCTACGATGCCAAACTATCCGCAATCAACTTCCAAGAGGCGCAGGCTTATGGAGATTTCTCTAAGAAGAGTGATTCGCAATCTGCACAAGCTGCCGCACGTTATGGCACAGCCCAGCGGGCAGAACTAAACATGTCGGAGAATGAAAAATACGACTCCCTTAAAATCTCCGGCGAAGAGGATATCGCCCGCGCTGCCGGCCGGGGTGGCGAAGCTGATGTGCTAGCATTACGCGAACGTGTTTCAAAACTCCAAAAGGACGCGGGGGGTGATCCAACCAAACTTGCCCAAGTGGACGCTTACGCCCATGCTCAAGCCGCCGCGATGCGGAAGGAATTGACAGATGCGGGACCGGCCGTCTATGGGTTATCCGGGGAAGAAGCTGATAAATATTTTCAACAACAAGCTGACCGTGGCGCTGGCAACCAAGCCGCCATGAAGGCCCTGAACCGTTTCGAGGGCGACGTGAATCAACGCGGAGTTCTCGGCAAGGATTCGATTGATTCGGACGATCGCGGGTTTGGGGTGGACATGAAAAACGCCGGGAAGGACCTGGCCGCGGCCGCGAAGAAACTCGCCGATCTTCCCAAGATTTATGTCGTCGGGGCCGGAGCAAACCAGTAATGGGATTCTCTCTTGACCCATCGCAGGCGATCAACATCCTCGGCTACCAAGTTTGGGATGAGGGGGTGGAATCGGTTGCGCTCAATGCCGATAATCCATCGCTCACGCGAATCCTTGTCCTGAATTGGACAGACATCCCTGGTTTTCTGGCATCATGCGGCGGAGGTTATGACCAGAAACTCCAGGGCTATACGGCCCCGCTCGCGCATCCCACTTATCCCTCCCTTTTAGCAAAATACGCCACCTACCTCGGCATCCCAATTGGGGGAATGACTAACGACAGCAACAACCTCGCCGCATATATGTACGGACGGGTGAAGCTCACGTTTGGTCGCTGGCCGTTTCTCAACTGGACGGTGATTCCGCAGGCGGATATCCAGATTGCATACCGGGCTGAGATTGATTTTCCAAAGAGCGTTTCTGGCGGTGTGCTTCAAAACCTATGGAAGTTTACAACCGATAATTCTTTGGTTGATTCAAGTATCCTCGTTCCGGTCAACCTCCAGGCGGCGACCTATCGGGTCGTTCGATATAATTGCTCAACAAATGCTGGAGCACTTCAACTAGCGATCGGTGGGACCGTCAATGCCGCTCCATTTCTTGGGTGCGCAGCACAAACCCTGTACTTCAATTCTCCAACCAGCAGCAAGCGGATTACTATTGGTGGATCGGATAACTGGACGAACACTTTCACGCTGGCTTACAAGGCGGTTGGATTTAATACGTTATTTAATCCAAATGCCACCGGCGCAACAATGGCGTCTAGATACCAGCCGATCGTATTGGTTTCGGACGGAACAACCACTAAACATCCATTGGGTGATTTTACCCTTCTGGCCGGGGTGGTGTGATGTTTACCATTTTTGCGGAAGATGAACCTGGCGACGATCGGCGGGTGATGCTAAGCGGGGATGCGTTCAAGAAGCTCCGGTATTTTCTGGAGATGCTGGCTAACCCGAATGTTGGGCAAGGACTGCATTGGGAAATCAACGAGGGGCAGCTCACGATTTGGGCGGATACCGCCTCCTCCTCCCCCGGCGTCTTCCCGGTGCTGGTGACGTATCACAGCGGAAGCCCTTCGCCGAATTTAACATACGACTGCACGACCTTGAGCGGCGGGGCGCTGAAGGACGGTTCAAGCTCAACTGCCACTAATAAATCCCCACTGATTACAGCGGCGGGGCGGGTGCCCGGTGCCACGATCAACGCCGCCGCCAGCGGGAGCATCGGCATCGGCTGCTACGACACGGCATCGCCGCCGAATTTAAAATTGTTGACGGTCGGTGAAGGCGTCGGCAGCACCACGTACACCTGCGCCGTTCCGTCAGGAAGCGGGGGTTAGCTTGGCCGAAGAGCCGATTATCGTTGAGGGCGACATTCTCGTTGATGCCTCGGGGAACATCGTCATCGGTCCCGCGCCAACCGATTGGTGCCCGACGTGCGGGTGCCCGAAAAACCCGTGTGAATGCATTGTAACAGTCACACTGACAGATGCAGTTTTCAATCTGAGT